CTGCGTCGTGATCCTGACTTCCGCGAGATCGCACGTTACAGCGGCAACCCTGGCCAAGGCATGTACATGGGCAACCCCATGATGCCTAACAACGCCAGCTTCTACATGGGTCCCCAAGCTGGTCAGGGCTACTTCCTGGCTGGTGAGCCTGTGATGCCGACTGGTGTTCAGTTTGAAGGTGTGAAGTTCTTCGAATCGACCAACTTCCCCACCAAGAACGTCCAGGCTTCCTTCGACGCTGGTTCCACCTACGGCTCCAAAGAAGTTGCCCAAGGTTACTTCTTCGGTCCTCAGTCTGTTGGTGTTGGTATCGGTGGTCCGAACGCCCAGGTGCTCATCAACAATAACGATGACTTCAGCCGCTTTATCATCCTGATTTGGCAACTGTACGCTGGCTTCGAAATCCTGAACAAGGACTTCGTGACCACTGCCTTCAGCTTCGTTCAGGACGACGGCACTGTCTGATAACTAACTGATAAAACACAACATAGGAAAAGATAAATGACCTATTTGTCCGCTAAAAAGATCTTCCCAGGTAACTGGGCAGAGCCTCTGAACGGTTGGTACAAGAACATTGATACCAACGATGACGGTAGCAATAACGCCTCCAAGGGCGGCCCCACTTCGGTGCTGGCCGTCCCCGGCTACCGTTACTTCCAGCAGCGTGGTTACGTTGCTGTTGCCACCGCCTCTGGTGCTGGCGCAGCCGCAACCGGTAACGTGATCGTTCCTTCGCCTTACCGCCAGGACGACACTCGCCCCGACATCACCGGCATGGTGATCTCTGGTAACACCACCCTGCCTGCTTATGTGTATCGCGCCACCATCTCCGTGGCTTCTGGCTGGGGTGATGGCCGCGTTGCTTCTGGTATCTATGCTGCTACCGGCAACGTGATCACCTTCTGCCGCGATTCCAGCGGTCCTGTGTCTGCCTCTGGCGACGCTGAGGGTGTGGCTCAGGCAAACCTGACTTCCACCACTGCTGGTGGTCAGGGCGGCGAAATCTTCTTCGCTGGTGGTTCGGCTGCTTACAGCACCAACCCCTTCCTGACTGCTACCGGCGCTGCTGGCGTGACCGCTACCAACGTCTACAAGAGCCTCACTGGCGCTACCACCCTGAAAGTGTTCGCTCGTGGTACCACCACTGGCACCAGCACTTCTGGCGGTTGGTACATCTCCAGCGATGACGCCAATGCCGGTCGTACCGGTTACTTCGTTGTGGAAGTCTGCTACGTGCAGCCTGACGAAGCTCCTGGCTACGAAGACATTGATGGCTACCTCCTGGGCCGCACTGTTAGCTGATTGAGTTAAACTAGGACCAGTGAATTACTGGTCCTATGACAACCCTTCCGGCAATGCTTTATCAGCACAAAAAAACAGGTGCTCGAGTCAAGGTTGTAAGCGAATGGGATAACGGCGATTGGTTCATGGTCGAAGACCAAGACGGTCGCCTTTTCACCGTTTACAAGAATGAAATTCAGCCTGATGAAGAAGCCACCAAGAAGGTTAAAACCCTTCAGGTAAAAGATAAAGCAGCGAAGGAAGAACCACGTACTTTTCCCCCCGATCACCGTTTAAATATCAATGGCGCTACCGCCCAAATGATCGCTGATCATATTAAGGGTATCGGATTGAAAACAGCCAGAGAGATTAAAGATCTTCAGATGTCCTTATCGGGTGAAAGGTTCAACAATCTCGAACAGTTAAGGCAGATTAAACGTGTTGATTGGGATTCCGTAATGGCAGCTGATTTAATCAGGGTCTAATACTCATCTCCTTCTACTTACCCCTGGGAGACCGGGGGTTTTTTGGTCTTAAAATTAAAAATAAAACGATATGGCTTCCGGTCCCTCTCTTTACTTAGGACGTATTGGTTCCACTGGAACATCGACGGCACCTCACGCACATTGGGAGGTAATGAAGGATGGTAAACGTTTCCCTCTTTCTAAGGCGAGAAGCGACATTGGTCAGTACCTTCAATTTCGTTTGCCTGAGCAAGAGGCATGGCAATCGCTGTATTCAAAACAAGGCAATGATTTTGTTCTGAATCCAGCAGCTACTTTGACCAGTCCCATGGGGATGCGTCGTCATCCGGTCCATGGAGATATGCGTGAACACATGGGAGAAGATTATGGTGGTTTCCCAGAAGGCACACAGCTTCGGTTCCTTGGTCAAGGTTCAGTTGCAACTCATGCCAATCGAGGTGGTGCTGGCAATGTCTCTAGTTTGCGTACAGGCCCTTACGAGCTTCAGACTTTCCACCTGAGTGAACTCCCTGGAGCATCCACAACACGTGGCAAGGAACAACAGGAAGCAACTGGTACGACAAAGGCAGAAGAAAAAGAAGAAGTCACGAGTGATGCATTTGATGATTTGTTGAATTCATATATTGAGACTCAACTGATGCAACAATTGGTTCAACAATCAAGTGCAAAGGCTCAATCACCGTTTGAGAAGTTCTCTCAAATGTTGAATATGTTCCCCACCGGAGCAATGGCAAACCCCTTAACAGATCAAAAACAACAGCAGCAAACCGGTTAGTTCAGGTCCTTTATAATTAAAAACATACGGAAATAAGCGGTGCAGTTATCCGACTTTGACAAAAGTAGGGTCCGGTATCACCTGGGCTACTTCACGGTTTCCGTGCCAGCGGGTGACTATGCCCGTCTGGAAGAAGCGATGAATACGATCCCTGATTCGTACTTTTACGACAAGATCGCTATTCAGATTGGTCGTTGCGATACGGCCGAAAAGAAAACCGAAGTAGCAACTGCACCTTCCACCAGGTTGGAGAGCATCGCTGGTGACGTTGACCGTACTATTCGGTCTAGTAACGCCAAAGAAGCCCTCAAGGTTTGGGACGAGATTTATCTCTACGAAACCAACCGTTTAGCCGGCATCCTTTACGTTCCCAACTACAAGGATCCGTTCCAAGCCAGATACCGTTACGAACGTTCTGGCGCTGAATTCATCCAGGCACTCCCTGGTCCCGCCGACACAGCTGTTGGTTCTCGTCTTTATTTACATGAGGTTTGGAGGTAGTTATGGCATTGTTTGATTTTCTCAATCAAGCGAACCCTAAAGGACGTGATGCGGGAAGCATTGCTCGTCAACGCTTGGATGCACGTAATGCTTTTAGACCGCCTACTGCTACCCCCGGACCCACTCCAGGAATTCCAACTTCTACTATTTCAAATGTAGTTGGGCTTCAAGGCCTCTTGTACGCTAATCAGCAATTACAACCTTTACTTAGGTCATTAAATATTGGTTACGATGTGACGAAAGATCCACGCGTACAGGCTGGACGCCAGATTGGCAAAAATTATAAAGTCGGTGGAATTGAATACGATTTCCGTACCGGACGAGCAATTAATCCACCAACTCCTGTTTTTAGCCCAGCAAAACAACAACCAGGTTCGCCAGTGATTGATAGAAGTGGACCCGGTGGTTCAGCAGCAGAGCGTGCGTTCGAAGCTGAAAAGTTTCGTGTTGCTCAGTTAACCGCACAGGATCCTGAGCTTCAGCGTTATGAGCGTGCTGCAGCACTTGCACGTAAATCTGGCGCAACAGAACAAGACGTTCAGTCGGCGGAAGATATTGGTATGGCAATGTGGGCCAAGGCCAATCCAAAGCTTGCGGCAAAGGTCAAGCCTGGTCAATCCGGATACGAAGTCATTCAAAATGAATTGAATGCAGGTCAAATGGGTCCTGTAACCAATTTCCCATTTGACACCACTCGTCCGTTGAGCCCCACGCCTATTCCTCCTGAACAGCGTGCAGTTACGTACGAAGGTGTGAAGCCTGTGACCTTGGAAGGCGTGACTCCAATTGTTGGCGGTGGGTTCCCAACGGAACAAGCAGCAATGTTTGAGCGCTTCCAGCAATCCATTGCACCGAACAAACCAAGCTTCCAGGGCTCACCCCTTGGTACTGCCACACCTTTAGTCGGTAATCTTTCTTACACTGGATCGATTACTCCTATCGGCACCACTGCAGTACAAGGCGGCGACTTCCGCTCTGAGCAAGCACGTAAGTTAGCTGAGATGTTCAAGAACGCTCAGTTCTCTAGCTGATAATATCCTTGGCATTGCTTTGCATGTAAGTCCAACCAACTGGACACGAATCTTTGATTCACGGGAGCCAGTGTTGTTGCTTTAAAACCATGATTCTTTGCCCTAACTTTGTCAAACGTCTGACCACTAAACTCAGTTTGGTCGTTGCATTACAAACTGTTTTTACCCCTGGTCTCCGCGCAGAGTCAAATTGGGTAGGAGAATAACGAAACAACAGTCATGGCTACTCCACGCGTTGGCATACTTCCTTCAGCTGATAGACAAGCAATCTTTGATGCTGCCAGGAAGCTTAATTTAAATCCATATGAGTTTGGTGCATTCCTTTCTTTGGAAGCCGGTACCAACATGGATCCCAATATCCAAGGTGGAGCAGGCGGTAGACACTATGGCCTTATTCAATTTGGCCCTGGTGAACAACAAAAATACTTAGATCCAAACAAGAAGGGCAAGTACACGCGTGCCGAACAAATCCCTGCTGTTCTTCGTTATTTCGAAGACAGGGGCTACAAGCCAGGAATGGGAATTGAACGTGCTTATGCAACCGTACTTGGCGGTAACCCAAACGTATCTTTAAACGCCAAAGATTCTTTTGGAACTTCCGTTGCGGGAGTCGCAAGCCGTTTTAAACCTGGTGGTGATTTATACAAGAACGCACAACGTGTTCTTGGCGATGACCCAGGGTTTACTTCTGTTGCTGCTCAGCCATCACCTCAAACACCAAAAGCCAAGTCTAAAAACCTTGCCGGTCAAGACCCAACGTTGCTGATGATGGCACAACAATTGTTTGCGCCTTTAGTTGCACCTGCCCCATCCGCTGGTCCTTTTGATGCTTTTACCAAGGCGTTAACGCGATTCGCTACCTTGGGACAATAGCTTATAATTACTTATAAATAGGAAGTAGCACAGTGTCATCGACAGCCACCAACAAGCAGCCGTTACTAGTTGACCGTCCGTTATTTGATTCGGTTCGGGTAACGACTCAGACTGTTGGCACTCCTACCACTTTGTTTGTACAAGGTGGTCAAGCTCCATCAATCTTGGTGGACATGGATGCTGCCCTGGAACTGGACAACAACAATGGTGGCGTGATTGATTCCGTCACCATTGTCCGTAATGATTATTACCGTGATGCGGACTATGTTGTATCTAGCGGCACTTCTGGGACTGTTGTTTCTGTTAGTAGCGGTCAAGTCGTCTTAGTTTACGACACTGGTGTTGTAACCACTCCTGCGTCAAATGGGTTTGGTTATTACACTTACACTGGCACTACTACTCTGACCGGTGTCAACACCAAGCTTTTGTACTCTGGTGGTACGTCAAGCGGCTTTGTGTACAACGGCGTTAACTACGGTTACCAACCAGAAGTTACTTTTGTCTTCTACCAGACTCGTGGTACCACCACTCCGATTCCGGCATCGGGTGATTACAAAGTATTGTTCGCCAAGCAAGTTCCAGCAAACACTCAGCGAGTGGATTGTTCGGACGTGATGCCTGAGATGGCCGTCCCCAATGTTTCCGCTGGTAACACCACCGGCCTTGGCAACGGCGCTCCCCTTCGCAACCGGGGCATCTACCTGGAGCGCGGCGACCGTATTTACGTGGGTGTATTTGCTGACGGTCCCAACACTTCTGGTTACATCCCAGGGGCTCATGTCTACGCACAAGGCGGCTTCTTCTGATCATGGCCAAAAAGAGTGGAAGCTCTTTTGGAAACTTCGCCAAGTCCGAGGTTTTTATTCCTCGTGCTGTACAACCAATCAAGACTGAGTTCTCCAAGGGTTCAGTCCCTGATTCGTTGTATGCGGTGAACAGGGAATCAGCCTGGTCTCGTTGGCGACGTGGTTACGAGATTGCGACGGCTTGCTTTTACGACAACTCATACGACTACGCTTTCACTTACACTGTTCCCGTTCCAGCAGGCACACCATCAAGCCGTGGTAATCCCCCGACGATTCCAGGAATCTTTAAGGGGTTTCCTACCAAGAACAAAGAATTTGGTATGCACTGGGCTGGCGTACGTGTGGCTGGCAGCTTACGGTTTGATAATGTCAGTGATAGTACTGGGGTGCGTGCTTCTATTGCTACTGTCACTGAGGACGATGATTACTGGTACGTTCAACTGACAGGAACCTGGAGCGTATCCAATCCTTTACCGCCTCCTCTCTACGTTGCTATCCCTGGTGTACCAGGTGGATTAAAAGCAATTAACGGCGAGATTCTGGAAGATCGCATTATCACTCCCGGTGGTGTTCCCATCAATCGGGATACAATTGATCCCACAACACAAAAGCGATATGGATATGTGTCAGCCGTGCTTGCCGACACTGATCCGTTCAATGGCATCCTGAAGCTAAGGAAAGCAGGTTCTGTGGAGGCAACCCCAGACCGTGCATTGATAACACCAGCGACACGTCCTCCTAACGTTGGACGTTTCCTAATGACAGGTACGCGTTACTGTTGTTCGTGCCAAGATTTCAATCGAAGAGACTACGGTTTTGTTTCGTCTCTTAATAAAGTATCTAACTCACTCCAGAGTCAGTTCCCACGCACCAACCTTGCAGTC